CTAGACTGTATTGGTTGGAAGCATGAGCGCACTGGTTCACTAAGTAGTTTCTTTTCTTAATTATGAGTTTTCTTAACAACGTTATCAAGGAGTTAGACAATGAATTTGCGTCAATCGTTGATGAAGGCATCGCCGCAGGGGATTGTAGTTCGTTTGTGGACACTGGCTCTTATATCCTCAACGCTTTATGTAGTGGCAGTATTTTCGGCGGTCTCCCACAAAATAAAGTCACTGCCCTCGCAGGAGAGTCCAGTACAGGTAAAACCTTCTTCGCCCTCTCAATTGTAAAGAATTTTCTTGAGCAAAATCCTGAAGGTCAGGTAATCTACTTTGAGTCTGAGTCTGCTATCTCTAAGGACATGATGGCAACCCGCGACATTGATGTGAAGCGTGTTGGTCTTGTTCCTGTGACTACGGTTCAGGAGTTCCGTACACAATCTATTAAGGTTGTTGATGAGTTTATGAAACTCAAGAAAGAAGATCGCCCACCGCTCCTCTTTGTGCTAGACTCTCTGGGTATGCTGTCCACCTCTAAGGAAGTACAGGATGCCACTGATGGTAAGGAGACCCGTGACATGACCCGTGCTCAGGTGATCAAGTCTATCTTTAGAATCTTGTCACTGAAACTGGGTCAGGCAGGTATCCCCCTGATTGTTACTAACCATACTTACGAAGTTGTTGGTGCCTATGTTCCTACTAAGGAGATGGGTGGTGGCACTGGTCTGAAGTATGCTGCTTCTAGTATCTTGTTCCTCTCTAAAAAGAAGGAGAAGGATGGTACTGAGCAGGTTGGTAACATCATCAAAGTGAAGGCGCATAAGTCTCGCTTTACTAAAGAAAACTCTGATGTAGAAACGAGGTTGTATTTTGACGAACGAGGTCTTGACAAGTATTACGGACTACTGGAGCTGGGTCAACAGTACGGAGTCTTTGAGCGTGTGGGTAACCGTGTTAAGACTGAGCATGGTAATGTATATCCTTCTGCTATCTACAAGGACCCTGAGAAGTATTTCACACCAGAAGTCCTCCAAGCACTTGACGAGTGTGCCCGAAAAGAATTCTGCTACGGATCTTAATGGAAGCAATTGAAAGCACTATCATCAAGAACTTAGTTAGTGATGATACTTATGTTCGTAAGGTAATTCCTTACATCAAACCAGAATACTTTAATGAATACTCGGATAAGATTCTGTTTGACATCATCAACAACTTTGTTGTGACCTATGGTCAAACTCCTACTAAAGAAGTTCTTAGTATTGAGGTTGATAATCGTAAGGATCTGAATGAAGATTCTTATAAACAGTTGCAGGTCAAGATTGATGACATTGATAACACTGAAGTAGACTCTCAGTGGTTGTTGGATGCTACCGAGAAGTGGTGTAAACAACGCGCAGTTTACTTGGCACTACTGGATAGTGTGAAGATTGCTGATGGTCAGGATGATAAGAGAACTGAAGATGCGATCCCATCAATTCTTCAGGAAGCTCTTGCTGTCTCATTTGATGACCACATTGGTCACGACTATATAGAAGATTACGAAGATCGCTTCGCCTTCTATCACAGAAATGAAAGCAAAATCCCGTTTGACCTTTCTCTCTTCAATAAGATTACGAAGGGTGGTATTCCTAACAAAACTCTCAATGTCGCACTTGCTGGCACTGGGGTGGGCAAATCACTGTTTATGTGTCACATGGCCGCTGCGTCATTACTTCAGGGTAAAAATGTCCTCTACATCACACTGGAGATGGCAGAAGAGAAGATCGCTGAACGCATTGACGCGAATCTTCTTAACGTAAATATCAAGGACATTGAAGATCTGCCCGAGCAACTGTTTGAATCTAAAGTTACCCGTCTCGCACAGAAGACTAATGGCAAACTTATCATCAAAGAATATCCAACAGCATCTGCACACTCTGGACACTTCAAAGCACTTCTCAATGATCTATCGCTTAAGAAGAGTTTTAAACCAGACATCATCTTTATTGATTATCTGAACATCTGTGCATCATCTCGCTATAAAGGAGCACTAGTTAACTCTTATACCTATGTCAAAGCCATTGCGGAAGAACTTAGAGGTCTTGCTGTTGAGTTTGATCTCCCTATTGTTAGCGCCACTCAGACTACTCGCTCTGGTTATGGCTCTAGCGATGTTGATCTTACTGATACCTCTGAATCTTTTGGACTTCCTGCTACTGCGGACCTCATGTTTGCTCTTATCTCTACAGAGGAGCTTGAAAATATCAACCAGATCATGGTCAAGCAACTCAAGAACCGCTATAACGACCTCAACCTCTTCAAGAGATTCGTAGTGGGTATTGACAGAGCGAAGATGAGGTTGTATGATGTAGAGGACTCTGCTCAAGTTGACATCGTTGACTCAGGGCAAGAGCAATATGACTTTGAAGAAATAGCAAAGTCTCAACAACCCACAGCAAAATTTACTGATTTTAAATTTAATTGATATGACTATTGATCTTGAAAAATATGTTGAGTTCGTTGACGGAACCACCTCAGAACCTAGTAAAGAGTTTACTGAATTCATTGATCGTCTGATCAAACTGAACCAGGAAGACTTTGCTACTGAGCGTCTACTGACTGCTGCTGTAGGTATGTCTGCTGAAGCAGGCGAGTTTACTGAGATTGTGAAGAAGATTGTTTTTCAGGGAAAACCTGTAAACAATGAAAACCTGTTTCATCTGAAACGTGAGCTTGGAGACATCATGTGGTATGTTGCACAAGCTTGCATGGGTCTCGACATTTCGCTTGAGGAAATCGTTCAGATGAATTTTGAGAAACTGAGTGCCCGTTACCCCGAAGGCTCGTTTAGCATTGATCGCTCGGAAAACCGAGTGGCAGGCGATCTCTAATAAATACCCCCGTAAGGGGGTTTTTTAATGGGTATTGCCGAATTCAAAAAAGCAAGCAATGGTACTCACTATTGGAAAACTTTTGCTGAGAAAGTTCAGAACGGTGTTGCTCTTCTCACTAAAGATGGACATGTTACCATAGACAAGAGTGATAAGCGTTGGGGATTTTTAAAGACTACTAGTAGGTTTGATGCCAATGCTGAAGTTGGCATGGAACAATTTAAGAAAGGCAGAAGTTATTCTTTCCCTAAACTTGGTGGTGGTGAGGTTTCACTGGGTGCAATCCTCAAAGCAAATGTAAGCGTAGGAAGTCCTAGAAAGAAGTATAATCTCGGCAATGTAGCAGAGGGTGTTCTTGCATTTGCTATCACTGCAAGATTTTTAAATAAGAATAAGAGAATTACAGAGCAAGATCTTGTTAAGGTTTTGAATGCAGTTAAACCTACAAGATCTGGAACTTCGTCAGGTAAGATATTTCAGTCACCTAATGCTCCTCATCCTAAGATGAGGAAACTTTTGTTTGATGATGTGAAGGTAGTTGTAAACCTCACGACAGCAAACATGGACATGCTATTCACTAGTGATCCTGATGAGTATGAGGTGCTGAGACAACTGATGCCATCGTGCATCTCTTATGCAAACTCACAGGAGATCAATACTGCGGCACTGATGATGTATCGCAATGGCAAGAAAGATTATATTGATGTGATCGCTGATGGAATTGGTGATGAGACAGGAACAAAGGTTGATGTAAACCTTGTCATTAACAACTCCAAGAACATTTCTATTCCTGGTAATACTAATGGTACGCAACTAAGACTGACACAGATCTCATTGAAGAGAGATGTAGATCAGTTTGCTCAGGTTGGTGGATGGACTATGGATAAGACTGATGATTTGTGGGGCAGGATTCTTGGTAGTAGACCATCCACTTCTAGTGTAGTTCAACAGATCTATGCCGACTCTGCTGAGATGAGAGGAACCACAGAGGAGGTTGCTGCTGATACTATGAGGAGAGTTTATACCTGGGCTAATCAGCAACTGGAGCAAAAATTTAGTAATAAAGTATGGTTAGAGGAGTTTGTTGAAGTATTAGATAATTTTGCAACGTACAAAGAAGAGAACGTAGCACTGGTTGAGATCAAAGGTGACACGTTCCATAGATATGATTTCAAAAAGTTAAAGGTTGCTCTTGTCGGATTCCCTGAGGCAGACGTTCCTGCTAACCTTAGACTAAGTTCTGAATACATTGTCGGTGCTAGTGGTCTGCCTACAGTCAGAATCTCTGGAACTAACCAAAATGATAATAAGAAGTATGAGTTAGTGCAGTTCCGATTCAAGATGGAGAAAGGAACTGGTGGTGTTCCTAAAGCAATCCGTAATTATGTTGAGAAACGCTCTGGTCTGGAGGACTACATCGGATGAGCAAGAACACTCACTTAGAACACCTAGAGGATAGTATCTTACTTGATGGAGCGCAAGGTGCTACCGACGCATTTAAATTTTTAGATCTGCTGGCAAAAACATTCACCACTGGTGGATCTAATGCATTTAAGATTACCACAAAGTGGGACGGAGCACCTGCTATATTTTGTGGCATCTATCCTGGTACGAGTAACTTCTTTGTTGGAACTAAATCAGTATTCAATAAGGATGCGAAGATTAATTATGCAGACTCTGATATTGATAGGAATCATGGTCATGCTGCAGGACTGGTGGAGAAACTAAAAGCATCACTCAAGTATCTTCCAGCACTCGGTATCAAAGGAGTTGCACAGGGTGATCTTCTATTCACCACAGATAAAAAGCAACAGGTTATTGACGGCAAGAACTGCATTACGTTCCAACCTAATACTATTACATATGCTATCCCAGAAGATAGTGATCTCTATGAGAAAGCAAAGAAGGCAAAACTTGGTGTAGTATTTCACACCACATATACTGGCAGTGATGTCAGTACGATGAATGCTTCTTTTGGTTTTGATGTCAGTCAACTTAAATCTTCTGATGATGTTCTAGTTCTCAGTGCAGAGATAGGAACATTAGGCAGCGATACACTTCTCACAGCTGGGGAGAAAACTAAACTAGGACAACTGAGAACTCAGGCACCAGCGATAGTGCGTCGTGCTGGTTCATTCTTGGATGAGGTTGCTGAGCAGATTGTTGCTAAAGATCAGTTGACTATCGGACCACGACTGAAGATTTTCTTTAATGCTTACGTTCGTCAGGGCAGGACTGTTCCCTCACCCGATGCTTTCTATAAAGAGTTTACGAAGTATTTTGAAACTGAGTGTCAGAAGGCAGTAGATAAAGTTAAGACTCCTAAGGCGAAGGCAACTAAACTCAAAAAGATGTTTGATGGTCTTGAGTTTATTGAAAATAATAAAAGTGCTCTAAACAGCACTGTTCAACTATATAAGTTATTACAAGAAGCGAAGTTAGTATTCATTCGCAAACTTGAGAAGGGTGAGAAGATTGGTACTTATCTCAAGACTGAAGGTGGATATGAAGTCACAGCACCTGAGGGTTATGTTGCTATCAGTGGTGGCACCAATGCTGTGAAGTTAGTGGATCGTTTGTCATTTAGCGTAGCAAACTTTAACGTATCCAAAGACTGGGTATCAGGAGATAAATGAAAAGAGTAGTATTTGCTTGGGGTAGATTCAACCCACCAACAATCGGGCATGAGAAACTTCTGCTAGCAGTTAAGAACATTGCTGGTCAGGATGATTTCTTTATCTACCCTACACATACACAGGACAAGAAGAAGAATCCTTTAGATTCTAAAACTAAGTCAGATGTGATGAAGAAAATGTTTCCTACAATGAATACGAATATCATTTACGATCCTCACATTAAAACTATCATTCATGCATTGCAGCAGTTACAGGGAACATATCATGACTGCGTGCTTGTTTGTGGATCTGATCGCGTGCAATCATATGATAAGATGATTAGTAAGTATAATGGTATTGAATATACATTCAGAAAATTAGAGGTTGTATCTGCTGGCGAGAGAGATCCTGATGCTGATGGTGCTGAAGGTATGTCTGCCAGTAAGATGAGAGCAGCAGCAGTTCAATCTGACTTCAATTCATTTAGAGCAGGAATGCCTAGAACTATCTCTGATAGAGATTGCAGAGAACTCATGGACAAGATCAGAGATATTATGCTCAACTAAATAGTTTGATAGAATCTAAGTATTAATGTACAACTTTTCAGAATACTCAAAGGTTTACATCCGTGAACAGTATTACAATGATGAGATCTTCCCAGAAGGGATGAAAGTAAAGAATGGAAATGATCAGGTCGGCACTATTATTAGACGTGGACCAAACTATGTTATCTGCTTAGATGAAAATCATAAGACATTCAGAAGTTGGATCTCTGACATCAGCGAGGTTCATGAACTTGGCACTGATGAGACCAGAGAGTATCTTCAGGATCTTACTCCTGGTCAAAAGAAAGAACAATATGGTAAGACTAAGACTCCAGAGTGGTCTACATCTATAAATAAAAGAAAAAGTACCCAAAAGGAAATGTATAACGATAGCTATTCAGA